GGTGTAAAGAAGGAGATTTTGTTCTCGTTCGACCACACTCTGGGTCACGTTTAAAAATTCATGGTCGTGAATTCAGGATCATTAATGACGACACCGTCGAGGGGCTTGTTGAAGATCCCCGTGGCGTATCTCGTGTATAAAGGAGAGGAATATGGCAGTCGCTGAAGATAAGGAAGTACAGCAAGAAGAGCCTGATTTTGAAATTGAAGGCGAAGAAGTAGAACTTACCGTAGAAGATGATACCCCCGAAGCAGACCGAAATCGGTCTCCAATGCCTAAAGAAATAGTTGAGGACTTAGAGAACGATGAGCTTGAAAGTTACTCTGACGGGGTAAAAGAACGTTTAAAGCAGATGAAAAAGGTGTGGCATGATGAACGCCGTGCTAAAGAGTCTGCTTTACGTGAGAACCAACAAGCTGTTGAAATGGCTAAAAAAGCTATGGAGGAAAACAAAAAACTCCGAGAAGACGCTAAAAAAGGTCGAGAAGCCTATTTAAATACAGCAAAACAGTCTGTTTCGTATGAAGAAGAAATGGCTAAACGTGCTTATAAAGATGCGTATGAGTCAGGTGACACAGACTCTGTTGTAGAAGCGCAATCTAAGTTGGCAGAAGTAAATTTTAAGAAACAACAACTTAATAGCTATCAACCTTCTAGACAAGAAGAAGAAAATAGTGTAAATAGTATATCAACTGAAGCTGTAAAGCCTCAACTCGATTCCAAGACTATGGCGTGGCAAGAGCGCAATACTTGGTACGGTACTGACGAAGAAATGACTGCGGCGGCCCTAGGGTTTCACCAAAAGGTAGTTCGTCAGAAAGGTGAAGGTTATGTAGGTTCAGATGATTATTGGGCGGACGTTGACACAACAATGCGCCGCCGGTTCCCAGAATATTGGGACGAACAATCTACGGACAGGGTCGGCAAGCCTGGTCGTGCAGAGAACAAACCCGCCACAGTGGTTGCCCCGGCATCCCGAAGTACATCTTCCAAACGGATCGTACTAAAGCAGTCTCAAGTGTCTATAGCTAAAAGACTTGGCTTGACACCTGAACAATACGCTAAAGAACTCAGGAGAATGGAGAACCAAAATGGCTGATAATAGTAAAGATACTAGACTTGCACGCGAATTAGAATCACGCGATACTCAGGAAAGACCTAAGCAATGGAAACGTCCTGAAGTACTTCCAGAACCAAATCAAGAACCTGGGTATACATATCGTTGGGTTCGGGTTGCAATGCTAGGCCAACAAGACCCACGTAATGTCTCGTCCAAAACACGAGAAGGTTGGGAGCCTGTTCCGGCTAGCGAGCAATCACATTTACAAATGCTTGTCGATCCTAATAGTCGTTTCAAAGACAATATTGAGGTCGCGGGTTTGTTGCTCTGCAAAATGCCTAATGAGATGGTTGAACAACGTAGAGAGTACTTTGCGAAACAAAACCAATCTCAAATGGACTCTGTAGACAACAACTTTATGAGAGAGAATGACCAAAGAATGCCGCTATTTTCGGATAAGCGTTCGACTACGTCATTTGGTAAAGGTAAATAACTTTTTTTAGGAGTTTAATAAAATGGCAACAACTGCTACCCCCTATGGGCTTCGGCCTATTAACCGGGTTGATGGTATGGCTTACGCCGGAGCAACAGATACTTTTCTGATTGATCCAGCTGGTGAAGGCACTAACATTTTCTACGGTCAAGTCGTTATCATCGGTGCTGATGGCTATATAGCTATTTCAACTGCTACTGGTGCTGACATTACTACTAACAATCTAGGCGGTTCTGGTGTAGGCGCTATTGGTGTTTTTGTTGGTTGCGAGTATGTAAATGCTCAAGGTCAAGTAATTAACGCTCAATACTACCCATCAGGTACAACTGGTGTTGTTACTGCGAAAGTCATTACTGACCCGTCAGTAGCGTTCCAAGCTCAACTAGATGGTTCTGGTGCACAAACAGTTTTGGGTGCTAATACATTCTTCGCTGCTGCACAGAGTACTTCTACGGGTAATACCGCAACTGGTAACTCTACAAGTGCTTTGGATGCCACAGTCAAAGCCGCCGCTGCCGCATTCCGTGTTGTTGGTTTCGTTTCTGAAGCTGGTGACGCTTTTACGGATGTGTTGGTTAAGTTTAACCCCAGCGCTCATTCATATTTGAATAACGTTGGATTATAAGGAGAATTGTAAATGGCTATTTCACGCGCCCAACTACTGAAGGAACTCCTTCCAGGGCTTAACGCTTTATTTGGCTTAGAGTACGCCCGATACGGTGAAGAGCACAAGGAGATTTTTGACACTGAGACTTCTGAGCGTTCATTTGAAGAAGAGACAAAGCTATCCGGCTTCGCAGCAGCACCCGTGAAGAACGAGGGTAACTCTATCGCTTACGATAATGCACAAGAAGCTTGGACTGCACGCTATAACCACGAAACCGTTTCGCTTGGCTTCTCTCTTACTGAGGAAGCTATTGAGGATAACCTGTATGACTCATTGTCATCTCGTTATACTAAAGCGTTGGCTCGTGCTATGGCATACACAAAGCAAACCAAAGCTGCTGGAATTCTTAACAATGGCTTTACTGCTGGAGTTAACGGTGGAGATGGAGTTGCTCTATTCTCAACTGCACACCCACTAGTAAATGGTGCTACAAACAGTAACACGCCAGCTGTCCAAGCTGATCTTAACGAGACTTCTTTGGAAGCCGCCGTTATTCAAATATCTGGATGGACAGACGAGCGTGGTCTACTGATTGCTGCTAAACCACGTAAACTAATTGTTCCACCAAACCTAATGTTTGTTGCTACCAGACTCCTAGAGACTGAAGGGCGACCTGGCACGGCGGACAATGACATCAATGCACTTGCAAACAACGGTTCTATCCCAGAGGGTTACACAGTTAACCATTTCTTGACAGATACCGATGGTTGGTTCCTTTCAACTGACGTACCTAATGGTATGAAGCACTTTGTTCGTTCGGCTATGTCGAACTCTATGGACGGAGACTTTGATACAGGTAATGTTCGTTATAAGGCTCGTGAACGATACTCTTTCGGTTGGTCTGATCCACTCGGAATGTTCGGCTCACAAGGCGCATAACAAAGCAACAAGGGAAGGGGGGTTACAAGCCCCCCTTTTTTAACTTATACTGGACGTACTAGGATTTATAATTACTTATATCGACTGACCTAGCAGACTTAATAGAGACGATATAAGGAGTGCTATTACACAAAAGGATTTAAAATGGCTACTACTACTTTTTCCGGCCCATTAAGAGTCGGTGACGCGCAAAGAACACAAGATCCACAAGTTGCTGGTGCAGTTTCTTTAGTCGCAACTGCTTTTATGGCAGACCCCACAGCAGTAACTACTACACTTTTACGACGAGGTTCATCTGCTTTAGGTAACTCCGCTCTTGAAGTTATTCTCCCTAAAAACGCTATTGTTACTTATATTGAAGTAGAAGCAGAAGCTACAGGCGGTACAAACCCAACATTCGACCTAGGTTGGATTGAGGTTAAAACAGATACTCCTTTTTCTGATCTAGATGGTTTAATTGATGATGGTGATGCTGATGCAGGTAATACTGTGTTTAACTTTGCAACAGCAACTGTAGGTAATGACTTTGGTTTTGTTATGAGTGAAAACTACCCTGTTAAGATTACAGGTGGTGTAGGCGCTTCAGCAGCAACTGGCGGAAACATTACTATGCGTGTGCACTACCATGTATACGATACTACTTTCGGAACAGATGGTAGCGGATCTTAACTAGGAGATAGCTCATGCAATATGATGTAAAGTCAGTACATTTAACTGCTACAGGTGTTGCTTATGGTGCTAGAACCCGTATAAAAACTGTGTATTACACAGTTAAAACAGTACCCGCAGACGCAGCTGATATTGTTGATATGACGTTTTTTGACAACGCAGCAGCAGCTTCTGGTACTCAGGTTCTTAGGCTATCTAACAGTGTGGTAGGCCAAAATATTGTAGATGTTCCGGGTGAAGGTATTATATGTGACAACGGTATTTCTATTAATATTGGCACTGCTGAATCTGTAACTTTGTTTTTTGGGTAAATACTGTGAGAACTTGACCTGCCTAGATGGTGGGTCAATTCTTATATTAAGGTTATGTGATGCGTAGAAAGCTCGATAAAAAATCTATGGCTTGTAACAAGCCTAGAGGTACTCCAGGACACGCAAAGAAATCTCATGTGGTCAAAGCATGTGAGGGTGGCACAGAAAAAATTATTCGATTCGGAGAAAAAGGCGCTAGTACAGCTGGTAAACCCAAAGCTGGGGAATCTGCACGTATGAAGGCTAAGCGTAAGTCATTTAAAGCAAGACACGGTAAAAATATTGCAAAGGGTAAGATGTCAGCTGCTTATTGGGCTGACAAAGTTAAATG